TCCTACCATAGCAACAGAGTTCCTGAGAAACATACTATCGATTGGTCCTTCAACAACATACACTCGTTTCTTTGTATCTGCTCTCCACAAACCATACCAAAGTCTATCGATACTTTTATCACCTTTAATTGTAATATACTTGGCAGTTGTTCTTGCTTTTACTTCATCCGCCATGTTTAATGCTCTACCTTGGCAAGCAACAACATCACCTTTCTTGTTGAAGAAAGGAATTACCAATCTTTCTTCTTTTCCGAATAGAGATGTTTCTTCGTCAAGTTTCTTAGAAAAATTTGCAAAGTCATCAGTGTAATACAATATACCCCAATGTTGTTTTGGAATTTTTCTCATATTTGCAAAATGAACAGCAACATGGTCTGATGGTAAATCATTTAGACACACCAAACTTTCTAGAAGTTTGTCTTTCTTTTTAAATTCTGGTTTTTGTTTAAGTAATCCGAACATGTCTTCTTCTTTCTTTTTTGCAGTTTTCTTTTTGCCTTTTTTCCATCTCTCAAGAGAGTACTCTTTGGCAAGTTGAGCAGACACCTGCTTCAAGAAATTATATAGGTTGCAACCATGTCCACAGTTGTGACATTTATAAAAATAAGCGTTATCTTTACAATAAAAAAAACCTCTGGCTTTTGATTTGTTCTTTTGAGAATCCCCACAAATTGGACATCTGCAATTTGCTAGATTGTTTTTCTTCCATGCAAATCTATCCAACATTGGGGAGACTCTATTAATATATGTTTGGTCAATATACATGCTCATTTAAATCTGCCACTGAGTAAATTTTTCAGAATACTTAGACGATTCCTTTTCTTCTATTCCCATATCAGAATCGAATCCTGTTCCTAATATGTCGTCATTTTCGTTTGAGGAAACATCAAACAATTTCATCTTTGATTTATCTACTCCAATTACGAACTTTCGATTTGATACTAAATCATTATAACGATTCTTGAGTTGCTTTACAAGTATTTGTTTCTGCTCATCTAATTCTTCTGTAGAAATTAAGGCGAACATAAAGTCGGCGGTTGCAGGAAGACCAAATGATTCAGAAGTATCTTCAAGTCCAACATCGGTGTTTGCGAATCCACCTCTGTTTGTTTGTGTTGCGGAGAAGATAGGAACATTCATCTCAACAGCAAGTCCTCGCAGTTCTTCTGCAATTGCTTTTACATACATGTAAGAATTTACATTTGCACCATTCTTAAATCTTGCGGCAGCACAAATGTTTAAGTAATCAATGAACACAATATCAGGTTTAAACTTTTTCTTCAGTCTTAGTTCATCCAGAAGGTGACGAAAGTGATTTACATTTGCAGTTGCAGTTGGATATTCTTTTACAATAAGTTTTCCGTTGAATCCCATTGTAGCATTTGCTAATTTCTTCTCGTATAAATCTTTTGGCAAACAACGAAGGTCGTCCATCGAAATGTCCATTAGGTTTGCATCGATTCTTTCTGCGATGCGTTCTTCTGCCATCTCACATGTGATGTAAAGAACTTTTTGGTTTTGTGCAAGACAAGCGGCAGCGTGATGGCACATAAACAAAGATTTACCAACACCTGTTCCTGCAAGAATAATATTCAGTGTTTTGTTCGGTGTTCCATTATTTGTAATCGTATTGAACATCGACAAATCAAATGCAACTTTATCTTCCTTCTTGTGGTAAAATGCATATCTGTCATCTGCATCTTCTATGTAATCGTGTCCAATGTGTGTGTCGAATCCAACAGACAAAGCATCAGAGAGAATAGAAGGAATTGCATTTTCAGATTTAGTTTGACTTTTACCATCGATGATATGAATAGATTCTAGAATGGCATTATACACTGCCTTTTCTTTGCAGAAGTTTTCTGATTCATTGATTATCCACTCATCGTTGTTGTCTTGTGAAATCGAAAAAATTTCTTCGATTAATTCTTGACATCTTTTGCTCTCTTCGTCGGAGTGCGGAATTTTATCCACTGCAATAGAAATTGCTTCCTTGGACGGAAGGGAGTTATATTTTTGTATGTATTGATTTATATTTTCGAATACTTTCTTGTATTCTGAATCGTGAAAATATTCACTTTTAAGAAATGGTATTACTTTTCTAGAAACATCTTCATTACATGATATAGAATTTAAAATTACTTTTTCAATCTTCACTTGCACTAAACCTCAATGAGTCTGGGTCATCCTTTAATTTTGTTTCTAAGATGTCTACAATTATATCTCCCAGTAACTGGTTGAATTCATCATCTATCTCAATTCCGTCTGGTAATTCTAGTACATCATAATCGTATTGTAAAGTTGCAGTTTCTTTATCATCTTCACTGGCATCTATGGATATTTTTCCGATAGAGACTGCAATTCCGTTATACTTTTCTTCTAAGATTCTTATGTTTCCAACAGAATCCTGTCCTTCAATTGTTCTGTACTTATTCGCTATTTTTCTCATATGGCATCCACTTATTCAATCGTTCTCTTCTTTTTCTGCAAGGTTCACATTCCTTTGCTTTTCCGAAGGTAACTCGTTTAATGAATTTAGAAACAGTATCTCCGAGTCCTATACTTTCTTCATCGATATTTTTAGGGGGAGTTACTGGATTTCCACTTGGTCTTGATGGACGAGGTGGTTGTTCGTGTGGGTTTTGTTTTGGTTCAAATTTCATCTTCTGTCTCCTTTTCTATAGTACCATATTTGAATTCTTTTGCAACCGCCTTTTCGAGTTCTAGCATTACATCATCTGTAAAGTATTTCTCTGGCTCATTATTTATGGATTTTTCGAAGGCAGTCTTACCGTTGGGTAATTCGATGCGAGTCGAAACCTTCTTAAAAATACCATACTTCACTGCAATCGGAACAAGACCATAATGTGGATTCAGTCCTGTGTCGTAATTCAACTGAACTTCAACTTCCTTGTTTTCTTTGGTAAACCTACCCTTGAACAACTTACACTTAATGATGTTACCAACAATGTCAGTACCATCCTTCTCTTTCTTCTTTGAAAGATATACAATTGTGGAAGCGGCATACTTCAAACCAGAACCGCCACCCATCTCTTTCATTGGAACATAGGCACCAACAACTTGATATGTGTGGTTTGTCATAATGAGAGGAATACCTGCTTTACCCAACTTGAGAGTAAGCACACGGAAAGTCGCCTTGATAACTTGTGCCCGTGTCATGTCTCGGGTTGATTTACCTTCTGCGGTGTCGTTCATTTCCTTTTCAGTAGAAAGCATACCAAGTGAATCAAGAACAACAAAGACAGGTTTACTGTCCTTCGTTTCAATATACTTGTCAACAATACTGATTGCTTGGTGTCGGAAAGTCTCGACTGTAGCAACAGGAAAGATTGCAACTCTTGCTGGGTCCATTCCTCGTTCGGAAATCATATCAGATGTAATTGCTTGTTCTGTGTCAAAGTAAAGAACAACACCATCTGGATTATCATCGAGAAACTTCTTACACATACCCAATGCAAAATAAGTCTTACCTGTCGCAGATTCTCCGGCAAGTGCCATAATCTTGTTGTTTGGAATACCACCATAGAGTGAACCAGACAAAAGAGCATTGAAGGCATACGAACCAGTATCAATGAAACCAGTTACATCACTTCCTTCGATTCCTTCGGAAGCAACTCCTGCATACTCGTTACCTGAACTTTTGATAATATCTTTTAGAAAATCTGTCATGTTTTAAACCTCTCTATTTGTTGTATAGCATACTCTAATTCGGTACAAAAGTCCAGTGTATTCTCGTAATTTTCTACAGGACAATCTTTGTCTTTTCTTTGTTCTACTAGTTTTTTTCTATTCTTCTCTAGACTTTCTCGTAATACAGTTTCAATGAAGAGAGCCGTTTTATATTCTAATTCACCTTTCATGTCATGAACTCCTCCAGCGAAGCGATACCATAATTTTTTAAACATATCTTTTTTCGCCTTCTCTTTCTTCTCTTTGTTAAATCGTATAACCATATGATTTTTGGTTTTCCTGTTTTGATTTTTGCTGTTCCGTTTTCTACTGCTTTTCTCATTTCATATGAATATGGTCTGTCAATAGTAAGAGAACGAGCATGATATATTTTTCCGTTCCACTCTACATATTTTGTCGGGGATGTTTTTCCAGATTCTATAAAATTTGTTGCTTTATATATTGTACCTATGTGACCTTGTGTTAAGTCTGAGTAAGACAATACACTGTCGTAATCGGTATTTGATATAAGGTATTTAATTATACTTCCAAGAAACCAACTCTCACTATTATATGGCGCATCATCCAAACATGCCATTCTTCTTATGTCAATAAAGTTTTTGTATTTGTTTTCATGTCGTGGTTTTCCAAGAACACTACCACCAACCAATTCATTATTCATAAGCATAGCAAAACATTGACTGATTCCACCACCCATGTGTCCTTTCCTGTAATGAAAGTCTTCAAAGATATGTCGTATATCTGAGAAGTTACATAGTTGCATCTCGCAGTCATGTTTGTTCAACTTATTCATCGGATTTTCTATGAAGTTCTGGAAACTCATCAAAAAGTTCAAGCATTTCTTTGTGTCTATATGTTCTGTGTTTCATTGCATGATGTTTGCTACACAACAAAACACACTTATTATCTACCTCTTCCCATATTTGTTCTACAGTATATCCATTTCCTTTTCCCGTTAATGTCATATTTTCTATCATTCTTGTGACATCTGCTGTTTTCTCAACACCATCTTCGTGATGAATATCACAATATTCTGCTTCGCAATCACATCCGGGATGAGAACATTTACCATCCACTGATAAGTGTTCTCTGATAATACTTTTAAAAACTTTTCTTGCTATAATTGACCTTTTGTTTCTTTGTCCTTTTGGCGAAGCAGAACCATGTTCAAGACATCTCCAATCATTTTCTCTTCGTCCTTCATGTCTTTGCATTGTGTCCCTCTCACATTTCTTACAATATCGTATTTGTTTATCTCCTTTCGAATTCATCCGAACAACCCCTCCAATGTTACCACATGTTCGTGATTCCAACCTATCTTTTCCAAGATGTTTTTGATTGGGTCAAGAAATGCTTTTTCGAATTGCATGTCGTAGTCAATGAACTCTAGAAGATTAAATTCTCTTGGTAAACTATTTGGAAAGGCGATAACTTGGTCTTGTCCCGCAACACCCCCAAGTGGATTTGGTTTTACTAAGTGAAGGAACTTAATCTTGTCGCCGTCAATAATCTTTCGATATTTGTTATTGAGTTTATGCTTATCAAGATAATGATTGTAAATTAAACTACCCTTTACTGCAATGGGTGTAGACTTCTGATAGATGCTCGACCTATCCGAATACTTCTTCATCCCATTTACTCCACGGGGAAACGCAATATCTTCCGGTTCAAACTCTCTAAACTTCTGTCGGAAGTCATCAATAAATTTGATTACCGTTTCCTCGTCTGTAGTGAGAATCAAATCGATTGCTTCCTTCAAAGAGTCACGAACAACCTGAGGCGTCGAACTACGAGTCGTTTCGATTCCCATTATTTTAGTCTTAGGCGTTTCGTATCGAACACCTTCCGAGTCATGCACACGCATCATGTATCGTTTCTTTGCAGTCCACACTGCTTTGTCTGCGATGCATTCTCTGTCCATTACCATTTTGTTTTCATATGCATTCATCTTACAAGCAAGTTCATCGTATTGCTTTTTGATGAATGGAAGAATTATTTCTTCCGACGCTTTGTTGAGGAATTCAACCACCTCCGATTTGGAGCGACTCCCACATACTTTGTCCACAAGTAACCCAAGGCGAAGATAGACAGAATCTGTATCACTTGCTGTAACATAATCATAATCCTCCGTACCAACTGTTTTGTTTAGAAACTCATTTAGTTTGTCTGCAATCCAACGAATGCTCAACTGTCCCGACAAAGTAATCGCTTCTGCCATGTCAACATTGAAGTAACGAAACCATTCATTACCAATCGCACCATAAGCGGAGTTCAATTGAATCTTACGAACCAACTGGAAGTTGTTGTATTTCGCAATCTCTTTGTCGAGTCTTTTGCATACGGCACCCTTACCCATCGCTACCGTGTTAGACTTCATAATCTTCTGTCGTTCCTTCTGACACTCAATCATCTTCTTCTTGTACATCTTGCGTTCTTTGTACAACTTCTCCATGAGTGCGGGAAGAAACCCCTGATGTTCTTTTGTGTAGCAGGTTCCGTTTGCGGCAACAGAGTATGCATCGTGCGGAACATCCTTACCGTTGAGAATAGAATCTGGTGTGATTCTATTGTCTTTGTTGTTTGGAACCATTGTCTCTGGACTGATGTTGTATTGCATAATCAAGTGTGGATACAGACTGTTCAAGTCGAATGATACAACCCAATCATGCATACCAACAATCGGGTCTTTTACATAAGCACCTGCATATTGAGCATCCTTCTTGCTTGTTTTCTTTGGCGGAATAACAATACCATGTTCCATTAGATAATGGTAGATGATGCAGTCCCATGTTCGTACCTGCCCGAACACATCCATGTAATTTACTTTGGCAGAATATGCAAGTGAAACTGCAAGTTCAAGCAACTTCATTTTGTCTTCGAGTTTCTTTACAAGTTCGACATCCTTGACATTGTATTCGATAAATTTCTGAAAGTCATTCTTGTAGAATGTTGCCATGCTGTCGTACTCGTCATATGACAACTTCTTCTCACCAAGTTCAACGAATGCAATATGGTCAAGACGATAGGACTCTTGATTCACATAGGTGAATGTCTGGTACAATTCATAATAATCAAGGGTGGAAACACCAACAATTTCATATGTTTGGTTTTCTCTGTTCATCTTACGAACAGTTCTCTCCTTGATAACTCTCCACGGAGAAAGACGCTTTGATTCTTTCTCTCCCAATACATTGTTGATACGATTGACGAGATAGGGAATATCAAAGAATCGAACATTCCAACCAGTAATAATATCTGGAGATTCCAACTCCCATGTAGATAAAAACGAATCCAGAAGTTCCTCTTCTGTTTCAAATGTAAACTGTCTTAATTTACCATCGTATGGAGATTCTGCAAGGTTGAAATCTCCTAAACCATAGACATAAATCCAACCATTGAAGTCAACGGTAATTGCATTAATTCGTTCGTTTGCATCTTCTGGTTTAGGAAATCCATATTCCGATTCGCATTCAATATCAATTGTAGCGACTTTAATTTTAGAGAAGTCATAGTCTATCTCTCCTTTATAATTGTCACCAATAAATTGATAAACAAAATCTGTATTACCATAGATATCAAAACCTTTAATGTCCTGATACTTGTTTACAAATTCACGGGTATCTGGAATGTTGCCTGGATTTATTGGTTCCACATATACCCCATCAAGAGTTCTGTAATCTGTTTTTTTCTGTGTTCCTGTTTTAAATTTTACTTTTGAAGGAACGAACATGGTAGGATGAAACTCTTCTTTTCTCTCAAATGGAGTTCCATCTTCGTTGAAACCACGACAAAGAATATATTTACCCCGCATGGCTATGTTTGTATAGTATTCATTCACTCAAGATGCTCCATCAGTGTGTTCGGTACTTGTTCTTTAATTCTCTCATGTGATATTGTAGCATATTCTGGATTTAATTCAATACCAATATACTTCT